ATTTTGAATCTCATGAGGGCAGAGTCAAACCCGTTCGCTATGAACCCCGCATTTTCAATGGGGTGGACACGCCAGCTCCGGATATTCAGCTCCTGTCCAACAGCCAATATCATCTGATGTTGACGGTAGGCGGTGGCGGTTATAGTCGCTGGAATAATATTGCTCTTACACGCTGGCGCAGTGATACCACCCGAGATAACTGGGGAGCATTCTGCTATATCCGCGATATGCAGACGGGCAACGTGTGGAGCAATACCTGGCAGCCGACAGGCAACGTCAGCGAACACGAAGAAGAAGTAATATTCACCGATGCGAGTGCTGAATTCAGACGTACCTTTGGTGGACTCAGCGTCAAAACTCAGATTGTTATCTCCCCGGAAGATGACATTGAACTGCGACGTCTCACACTCATTCATCGTGGACGCCAGCCCCGCTCTCTGGAGCTGACAACCTATGCCGAAGTGGTACTGGCTCCTGATGCCAGCGATCTGGCACACCCGGCATTCAGCAATCTGTTTATTCAGACTGAACTTGAACCTGAGCGTGACGCTATTCTTTGCCACCGGCGCCCGCGCACCCCGGATGAACCGAGTCCTTGCTTGTTTCACATGATGGTGGTGCATGGCGATACACTTCATACCGTCTCATTTGAAACGAACAGGGCAAAATTTCTTGGCCGTGGCAGAAGTCCTGCTGATGCCCTGGCAATAGAGGCTGGAGGAGCGCTTAGTAACACGTCGGGGTCAGTACTGGATCCTGTACTGGCGATACGCCATGCCATCATTATGCAGCCGGGGCAGACGGTCACGATTGATATCATTTATGGCATCAGCGAGACCCGTCAGCAAAGTCTGGCTCTGCTGGAAAAATACCGCGATTACCCTATCGCTGATCGCGTCTTCGAACTGGCCAGGTCTCACAGTCAGGTGGTATTACGTCAGATGAATGCCAGTGAAGATGATGCCACGTTGTTTAATCGTCTCGCCAGTGCAGTGCTTTACCCTGTCCAAGAGCTGCGAGTCGAGGGACAGGCGATCAGCCGCAACCGTCGCGGTCAGTCCGGTCTGTGGGGCTGGGCAATTTCAGGCGATCTGCCGATAGTGCTGCTGAGTATTACCAGCGAAGAAAGTATCGCTGCCGTGACCACTCTGATTCAGGCACACCGGTACTGGAGACAGAAAGGGCTGGAGGTGGATCTGGTGATCCTCAATAACAGTCCCGGCGGTTATCAGCAGGGATTACAAAATCAGATTATGGAGTTAATTTATGCCGGGGCTGAAGCCAGTCTGCTGGATAAAACGGGTGGGCTTTTTGTCCGTAATGGCGAGCATCTCTCCGCTGAAGATAAGTTGCTTTTGATGAGCGTGGCCTGTCTTTATCTTGATGATCGTGCAGGTGGAATTGGTGAGCAGCTTAATCAGCGTATTCATACTCTCAAACCTCCGGCCAGAGCATTCGTACCTCACGCAGTCCGGGAACGTAATCAGCACAAGGAGTGGAATCCTGATGTCGGTCAGTTACAACATTTCAACGGATACGGTGGGTTTTCTCAGGATGGTCGGGAGTATCAGATTGTCCTGCGGGAAAATGCGCTGACACCGGCACCATGGTCAAACGTACTGGCAAATTCCCGTTTTGGCAGTGTGATTTCAGAGGCGGGACAGGCCTATACCTGGTATGAAAATGCGCATGAATACCGGTTGACACCCTGGGAGAACGATCCGGTGAGCGATCGCAGCGGCGAGGTGTTTTATCTGCGCGATGAAGAGAGCGGTGAGTACTGGTCGCCAACGGTTTTGCCTGTTCGCGGACACGGTGATTACCTGACGCGCCATGGTTTTGGTTACAGCGTCTTTGCCCATCGTGAAAGCGGTATAGACAGCGAGTTGACTGTTCTGGTTGACGAAGACGCGCCGGTTAAACTTGCACTCCTGACGCTCAGTAATACGTCGGGCCGGACACGCAAACTTTCCGTAACTGGCTATGTGGAGTGGACGCTGGGTGAATCCCGACCTCGCTCGGCTCCTCACATTGTGACACAGGCAGCCAGTGTTCCTGGCGGCTGCGGGGTACTGGCGAACAACTTTTATGGTGATAACGGCGGTGACCGTACAGCATTTTTTGCCGTCAGCGGTAATGACTGTTCGCTGACTGGTGACCGCCGGGAGTTTATCGGTCGCAACGGCTCGCTGCACGCCCCGTCTGCGATGAAACTGCTCAGGCTATCAGGTAAGACGGGCGCCGGCCAGGATCCCTGCGGGGCGGTGCAATCGGCCGTCAAATTAATCGACGGCGATCAGAGGACCTTTATTTTCATCCTTGGCGCTGCTGAGAATCATGCTCGCGCTCAGGAGGCGCTTGCCCATTATATGAACGAAGATGCGGTCCGCCAGGCGCTGAACCGGGTTCATATCCACTGGCACAATATGCTCGATAAAATTGTGGTTAACACCCCCGACACGTCCGTAAATTTACTGGTTAATGGCTGGCTAATGTATCAGACAGTAGCCTGTCGTCTTATGGCCCGCAGTGGTTACTATCAGTCTGGTGGGGCATTTGGTTTTCGCGATCAGCTGCAGGATACGCTGGCACTGAGCCATGCTGCTCCGGACCGGATGCGTGAACAGATAATGCTCTGTGCATCGCGGCAATTTATCGAGGGTGACGTGCAGCACTGGTGGCACCCGCCACACGGAAACGGTGTGCGTACCCGCTGTTCCGATGACTACCTGTGGCTTCCTTTTGCTGTTTGCCACTATGTTGAAACGACGGGGGATATGGATGCACTGGAAACACGCATTCCTTATCTTGAGGGACGGCCGCTTCAGCCGGGTGAAGAGTCAGTCTATGACACGCCGGTCATCAGCGGCACCGAAGAGACACTCTGGTTACACTGCGTCAAAGCTCTTCAGTATGGACAGCGGTTCGGGGGGCACGGCCTGCCGCTGATGGGGGCAGGTGACTGGAATGACGGGATGAACCAGGTGGGTATCGAAGGCAAAGGTGAAAGCGTCTGGCTGGGCTTCTTCCTGTACGATATTTTGCAGCGGTTTGCAGCGCTGGCGGAGCGCAGGATGGATGAGAATGTCGCCTCGATGTGCCGTGCACAGGCCCTGCGTCTGCAAAGCAATCTCGAAGCCCATGCCTGGGATGGTGAATGGTACCGGCGCGGGTATTTTGATGATGGTACTCCCCTAGGGTCGAAAGCCTCTCAGGACTGCCGGATCGATGCGATTGCGCAGAGCTGGTCTGTATTGTCCGGGGCCGCAGACCCGGGACGGTGCGCAAAGGCTATGCAGGCGCTGGATAAGCACCTTGTGGATAATGAGGGGAGACTGATAAAACTGTTAGCGCCGCCTTTCGATGGCCATGGTCCAAATCCGGGGTACATACAGGGGTACCTGCCCGGTGTACGGGAAAACGGAGGGCAGTATACTCATGGCGCTATCTGGGCCGTGATGGCATTTGCCCGAATGGGGAATGCCGAACGCGCCTGGCAACTCTGGTCAATGATTAACCCGATAAATCATACCCTGAATGCGGACTCGGTCGGGGTTTATAAAGCGGAGCCTTATGTCATGAGTGCTGATGTCTACAGCATTGCTCCCCATACCGGACGTGCAGGATGGAGCTGGTATACCGGGTCAGCAGGCTGGGCCTGGCGTTTACTTACTGAGGAATTACTGGGGATAAAACGTTCCGGTGCTGACTTTACTGTTCATGCCCGGATGCCGGATGCGTGGCCGGCTTTCTCTATGGCCTATCAATATGGCGAAAGCCATTATCTGATTAGTGTCTCTCGCGGCGACGCAGAATATCGCGTTACACTGGATGGTGTTCTCCTCCCTGATGACAGAATACCGCTGCGGGATGATGGACAAAACCATACGGTTGAGATCATTCAGAACTGACAATGACTCCGGACGTGCATTAACGTCTGCCGTTAATGCGCTGATTATCCCTGAGAACGTCAATCGCTGTCTGCATGGCAATTTTGTCATCCCGTTTTTTTTGCCTGCCCTGCATGACCTGAAGGTATTCCAGCAAGGTTCGGGTATTAATCGGTCGGCCCTGTTTACCCACAGCCAGCACGGCTTCGCCAAGAATAATTTTTACTGGCGGTAGCTGGGACGGGTACCAGTCAAGGGTGTCTTCTGATTTCATCATAAATTTCTCATGGAAGGGTATTATATCATAAATCGGACGTTCATTTTTAACTGTCTGATATCCTGATTCAGTCATAAATCAACATAACTTAACCCGGCTGTTTTTATAGTAAAGCGTATAATAATTAGTGTATTCCTCAGAGTATTTTATTTATGTCTTATACAAAAGGATTCAGGCACTTTAAAGAAAGACCGGTTCATATTGCCTGCGCGGTATGCGCATACAGAGCCGATCAGAAAGCAGGTAAACCAAGAAAAGATGCGGTTCTGGCGTGTCCTGCCTGCGAGCTGTTTTTCAGACTATCAGAATGCTGGTGTATCGGCGGCTGAGCATTTTCTGCCACTTAACGTAAGTGATGCCGGGAAATGACAATATTTCTCCTGTCCTGCAGTTGACGAGGGTATGATAATGAAATCTAAAAAATCTTCCTTTATAGAAGGGCATATCCTTTCGAAAAGCTGTCATGGGCAGGCCGGTCAACCTTTCTGTATCCACCGGGTCAGGTTTAGTAATGGCAAATATGCGATTATTCGGGAAGCATCAGGCATATGTTTCAAACCTGGCGATAATATTCAGCGAAACGATTGCGAATGGTTTTATAAACTTACCAAAATTCGTCTACTTTCTTTTGAGTACCTTGAGGATGATGAGTCAAGAAGGCAATTTATTGAATATCAATGATAAACTTATGAGTTCATAACGGCATAACTTTGCTGTTTTACAATTCATTCATGACTCTCCAAATGGTTTGCCCGTATTGAATATTATTTTTTCTTAATTTAGAAAGAATTAGACTGTCTAAAATAATGTGTATTACAAAAGAAAGTTTTTTGTGTTATTTTCCTTATGTGTTACAACCTACCTTATCACCCCACATTGCTTCCCGAATACTCTTCGCTTTTACTGTCAACCCGCTCCGGATATCCGCTTTTGTCACTGTTGTGGACATGGAACAGCCGCCAAGACGCTGGGTAGCTGGGTAGCTGGGTAGCTGGGAAAGATGCGGACGAGGGTATCGTTGCCAAAGGTCAACAACTTATTGCTGATGCCACGGCATTCCCTGAATTATCAATCACGCTAGGGCATGACGAATGACGGCTGTAAGGTATTTTTCAAGGGCTATCAGAATTGTACGTAATCATTAGCAGGCACTCACTGCACTTTGAAATGCAGGGTGTCTGCTAAAAATAGTAACGTCCGCTTCTCGCTCAAAGCAGACATTAAGTGCTACTGGTTGTCGCCTCCCTGCCAGCGTCACATTGGATATTCATCAGGCCCGCCGCAACCATAACAATCCATAACAGGCGTTGCGCACTAACAATTACTAACAGGGTACCGCGCAGACACCTAGTTTTCCCTAGCAGATAGCTGCGCACCTGAAGTTATCTGAAGCACTCCAGACAGGCCTTTGCGCATGCGCATGTCAACTATTATCACCCCTTCATGGGGTAAGGCAAATTTGCGCAGTTTGCGGGTTACTGCGCAGTGCGCAACTTTGCGCAGATCTGTGCGCAACTTTGCGCAGATCTGTGCGCAGTTTGAGGGGGATCTCTTAGGTGTGGATTCAGGCCACCAGCTCTTACCTGACTTGCGTTTGTAGGCGGTTCTGCACGGAGGCAACAGCATCACGTTGTGCAGTTTGAGCGTGAGGATTCGTTAAGTATTTGCGCAGCTTTAGCATCAAACAAACGGCAGATAGTGTGCAGCTTCCCTCTAAACATGGAGATGGCGATTTTAAGTTATCAATCTGTATCACAATCAATTGTGACATCAATGTTTTCGTCACTTTGAGCAACGATACCAAGATCCATTTCATTAAAGGCATTAAAGCTATCTATAAAACTACTACCATCATTTATGCACTCAACATCAATTAACTCATCCAGAACAAAGGCTACTCCAAGAGGATTTACGGGATTGCTTAACGATGAAACGATTGACTCATTCCGTTCACCTAAATTATCGGAGTTGATATCAGGATGTGAAAAATATGGTCTAATGCGTTGGGTGTTTTCTTTTTTCTTCACACTTTTTTTTCTAAAAATCTTAAACATTTAACATACTCCAGATTGGTTCATGCCTGATTAAACCCTTAAGTTTTTTGATAATCAATTATCCTTCAAAGGAAATGTTCGTGTTACATATACCCTTCGCTTAGGGCGGGAGACTTTAGAGAACACAACCTTTTAATTTATTGATTTTATATGATTTCTGTGCAATGGAATAACCTTTGCGATGACAATAAAAAACCGCCCGTAGGCGGTATAGACTATACAGATGCTTTGTTTGTTATGGTGATTGTTAATTTAAAAGAGTGCGTTTCTCCCGCATCCTTTGCATTCCCTTTCTGGTAAATGCGCACAATGTATTTCCCTGACAATGGCAGTCGGCCTGAGAATGAATCGCCATCACTCATACCATCGAAGATTACAGCTCCGGCAGGGTCGAATACTGTAAAGAACGGATGTGGCCATGCGCTATCCATCTTCACAGCCATTAACTGCCCCTTTCTGGCAGTCAGTGTATAATCAACATTTTTATTCCCGGTGACTCTCCCATTTACTGACGTACCGCTCTTTCCTTTTTGGAAATGAACAGCATGAGTTTCGTCCGCCTTGTAAACAGTATTCGCTAATGAGGGCATGGAAACAGCCATAATTAAAAACATCCCAGAAACAAATTTTTTATTTAAATTCATAATATTAACATCCATAAAGAATATGCATATCTTTATATCATAGGGGATGCCATTAACAAGTCATTCAGGAATTGGTTTTAAATAGTGCGCAGCCATAATGCGCGATTTCGCTGCGTACCTTACTGCGTACCAGTATCAGCCCGGTGCTTTTTCTCCAGCCAGCGGCGATACCCTTCCCGTTGCAGCTCCTTCCCTTCCTCCGTTCTGGCTCCGGTGCTCATACCGCCGTGATACTTACACCGGCCGTTGGCATGGATATCGGTCCGTTTGCAGGGCGTTCCGGCTCTCGTCCTGGCTCCGCACTGGATAGCGTGCAGATCGTCAGGAAACTGCCGTGCCGGCGGTTTGGCGGCATGATTGAAACCAGCAGCCTCCCATGCTTTATGTTCGGTCATACACTGTTCATTGTGCGCATTGAGCTGGGCTAATTTGCGGGTGCGTTCATCCATAGCGGATCCTCAGTTGATAGAGCCACCAGCGCGGCGCTGTGCGTTGCTGGTGGAATACATATAATCAAGTTCTGGGTTTGTCGTTATAAATCTGACCACCGTTTCTCAGCGCCTTGCGGATCCCTTCGCTGACCTCATACTTGATACGATCCCCCAGAGCTTTATCTACGGCAGCAGCGTTCGAGGATGCGGAAGTCTGAGACATCGCATTGCCTTTGTTATCGATATAGATATCCACGTTTATCTGTGGAGAATTTCCGCCGCCGCCCAGGGCACGCACACCCAACCGACCGGCAGAATCGCGGGTAAGCGGCATAATCGCTTCCGGCCCGGCCTCGGCAAATACGCCACCTTTTGCGAATTTGGATGCGCCCTGGAAGGTGAAATACTGAGGGGAGTCGTAGACGCCATTCACATACTTGCTGAGGCCTGAAGATTCGTACACCCCGCCTTTGGCATTGGCGACGGTGCTGCCGAACGCAGAGCCAATAGACGCAATCCAGCCAGTAGAGGAACCTGCCATACCGCTGAAAGCAGCTTTGGCAGCATTCGCGATCAGCAGCTGCATGGTAACCTTCTCGATTATCTTGATAATCGACATGCCCCAGCTTTTCCACGAACTGGCCGAGCCATTCAGCGTATCAACCAGACTGTCTACCGCCCCGCCCATAGTGACGTTAATCACCTCGCCTGCCGCTTTGGACATGTTGGTGGCTTCATCCATCCAGTCTTTCATTGAGCTGGACGCGCCGGACAACCAGTCGCCCTGGCTCTCCTTCAGCTTGTCGTATTTCTCGTCAATCAGATCGAGGGTTTTAAGGTATTCCTGCGTGGATCTCGCGTTTGTATCGCTAAGGTTGCCGCCGCCCCTCTCAAAGTCGATACGCGCCTGCTGGAGTTCGGCAAACTTCTGGCGCTGCATGGACGAAATGCCCGCAGTGTCGGTAATATTGCGGATCTGCGCCTGATACTTAAGCTGCTCATCCTGCATGGATTTAGCCAAGCCGTTTGTCTTCTTCTGGGCTTCCAGTTCTTCGTTCTTTTTGTCCACAGCTTTGGCCGCCAGCACAATGGCGGTCTGGTTGGCGAGCTGGGATTTTTCCTGCGCACTGAGAAGGTTGTCCTGGGCATAGGTCGCCAGTTCGATAAAACGTGCGTGAACCTTGCTGTATTCGGTATTGCGCACCTGGACTTCGCCGGATTCCTTCAGCTTGTCGATGGTGTCGCTGAGGATCAGAGACTGGGCTTTGTAATTCAGCAGAGTACGATCGCCAGCAGGCATGGTGATTGCCGGGGTTTTGGTTTTGGCATCCTTGTACATCTCGTCAATGCCTTTGCGCGCCCGGGCTATGTCGGCAGCTGACCAGAGGGTGACCCGCTGGTCTTTCGGTAGGAACTGGGTGGCTTTGGCGGCTTTGGCATTTTCGGCAATGAGTTTGTTGAGGCGAGCCACTGCCTGCGAGCGTTTCTCTGTGGTGGTAGTACCGGCATCAAGGTACTTATTCAGCTCCTGCTGGCCAGCTATCGCAGCCGCATTGATGCTGGTGGCTTTTGCCTGCACAGCGGCATAGCCTTCCTGAGATTTAATAACAAACTCAAGAGCGCTTTGCTGTTGCTTTAACTCTGCTATTTGGCGTGCGTTAGCTCCTCCATCACCAATACTCCCCAGCCCAAAGACGCCTGGCCGAGAGGTATCGCTTAGTGTTTTAATCTGCTGTTTTACCTGCTCAAGGCGATCAGCATCGCTAGTTGTCCGGCCAATACCCATTGCCGCGTCCCAGTATTTACCCCACGCATCAGCAGCCCCACGAAGAATCCGATCAATCAGTCCCATATTGTCCAGGGTAGACTGGGCGCGCTGCTGTTCGGCCTGGCTGTAGGCTTTTG